CTAGGAAGGGTCGTCGCCGAGGTCTAGTTTCTGCTGGTCTCGGTTTGCGTTGCGGCGCTGGTGCTCGCGCAACACTGAGTAGATCCAGTCCTCGGTGATGCTGTACTTGCGCACCAGCTCGTCAGCGTTCGATCCATTGTACTCCTTGACGACATGCAGCTTCAGCCGCTGATGTGCCAGCTCGTCCCTGGTCGGGAATGTGAAGGTGATCCCGCGCCAGCGGCGGTGAAGCTGGAAGCACAGATCCTCGGCTTCGTTCTTGGCCTTGGCCTCGTCCGCACCGTTGCGAACCAAGGCGACGGTCACCATCTCGCTCAGCTCTCGCAGCATCGAGTTGCGCCGGCGGATTTGCTGTGCTCTGACCTTCATGCGTTCCCCCTTGCCGCTGCAATGCGGCGTTCGGCTTCCTCTTCATTAATAAGGCCCAGGCGGCGATCGGCTTCGATGCGGCCGAGGGCGTCCTGCAGGATCTGTTGTGTGGTGGCAGCCGCGCGGGCCGGCTTGGCCGGCGCGGCGGCTTGGGCCTGGGCGGGGTCGCTGGCTATGCCAAAGACCACCACGCGCAGGTAGTTGTGGTTTTCCAGCGGCAGCGACAGGCGCTCGCGGCCGATCAGCATCTGCTCGATGCCGGCCACCCACAGCCGTGGCGGCGCGGGCTTGGTGTCGCTCTTGCGAGCGTCCTTTTGCACGGTGCCGGCGTTGACCAGGTCGAGCAGCTCCTCCAGCAGCTTGATGGCGCGGGTCATGCGCAGGCCGCGCTTGGCCGGGCTGAACAGGCGCAGGTAGTTGAGCACCGCCCGGCCCAGCTTCGGATCGAGGCCGGCGAGCATTGCCGCCAGCTTCTTGCCGTCCGCGTCTGCGAAGCCGGCCTCGATCGGAAACTGCTCACCGCAGCAAGGGCATTGCAGCTGCATCAGTCGCCCCTCCGCGCGATGACCAGGTTATTGAGGGCATCCACCAGGGCCTTGAGGATTGGACGCTGCCGCTTCCACCCCTTCGGCAGGGCTTCCAAACCGTCAATGCGTTCTGGATCGCTAACGCCCAATGCCTTACACAGCTCTTCCACCTGGTGGAGCAGCTCGCGCTTCTCCTGCTCGACGTGCAACGCCGCTAGTACCGCCGTTAGCTGCTTGGGCGTTTTCAGCCATGCGACCTTTTCTACGCCGAACTGGCGCTTGGCGATCGCATCGGCATAGCTCCAGGGCAGGCCCATGTTAGTGAGCTGAGCCTCGATCACCTCGATCTCGCCAGACAGCTGGGCGAAGTTGTGCGGCTTGCCCTTCGCCTTGCCGCTGGGCTTCGGTTTGAAGCCCAGACGCTCCAGCTCGACCATCAGCCGGCCGGCCTGGCGTGTGTTGAGGTCTTTTGCAGACTCGACGCCGGCCACGCGGCGCAGCAGTGCGCGATAGCTGTCGTCATCCATGCCCAGTTGGCCCTTGGCGATGTGGATCTTGCCGAGTACGCCTTTCGAGATACTCATGCGCGACCACCCATGGAGCAGCTCAGGCGATTAAGGCGGCGGTTGATGGCTGCAGTCTGCTTGCGCAAGGCGCGCAGCTCGGCACTGAGGTCGATAGTAGCCACCACCACCGGTTCGGCTGGCACCTCCGGTACCGGCTTGGCCTTCACCGGTGCAGCAGGCTTGGCCGGCTTTGCCTTGATGGGCGCAGCCTGGACGGGCTTCTGCTGCTCGGGATTGATCGACTTCGAGCGCCACGGACCACTCTCGACCTGGCGGCAGAGGTTGTCATAGGCCTTGATCTCGCCGCCCTTGGCCAGAAACTCAGCGATCTGCGCATTCAGCTCGTCCTGACGCTCCTGGGGCTTGGTCATGTCGGTGGACGGTGCGTCCCTGAATATTGGGTGGCTCATCGGATGGCCTCCCCTGGAACGATCAACCATTTGCTGTGCAGCCGGCCGACAGGCGAGCACGGCTGACGCTCAATGGTTTTATGGAAGTCAGGGAAGAGCTTGTCGGCCAGCCGCTCAACAGCCAGCTTGGCGTCATAGGTGCAGGATGCCTTCTTACCCTTGATGGTTTTGGTCCTGTAGCCGGAGTGATCCAGATGTACGAAGACCTCTACTGTGGTGTTGGTAGCCATCTCACACCTCCCACTCGATCAGGTGGCCAGCGAAGGTCTGGCCGTGCGTTGCGGCGAAGTACTCGAAGAAGTCGGCAGCAGTGGCGAAGCCGTCGGCCTGTGCAAGGTGATTGACCTCTTCCGCGTCCAGCTCGCCCATGACGTCGCCGGTCTGGACGCGAACGCGCCGGGCGGCCAGATCCATGGCGATCGGATAAACAGCCTTGCAGGGTGCGGTGCGCAGGAGGCGGCAGTTGCGCGTGCGCATGCCCGTGTACAGCTGCAGTTGCTCGCCACGACGTGGCGGACGACGCTTGCCTGCAGCGCGTATGGTTTGGCGCTTGGTGCCGTCCTCTACTGAGGGTGCGAACCGGGCCATAAAGTTGAAGGCGACCATCTCACACCCCCGCGATATCGAGCAGGATGGTCCGGTATGCCTTCTCGCCGACGCGCTCCTGGACTTGGATGTACACGGCCTTGCCGTTGACGATGATGCTGTCCTTCACCGCTTCCATGGCCTTCTTCCAGTCCTCATCGTCGATATCGACGCGAGTCATCTCCTGGACGCGGGACAGGCTGATCTCGCCTTGCCTGGTCAGGCGGAACGCGTTGGTGGCCAGAGTGAACAGGTGCCTATGCGCATCCTCACTGACGGTCTTGCCCCAGCGGCTGATGCACTCGAACACCTTGACCTTGGCCACTTCCATCTCTTCGGTGAAGGTCTGGACGTTGGAGTAAACACGCTTGACCTTATAGCGGCCATCGAAGCTGATGAGGCTGACGTTGCCCTTCGGCCCGCCCAGCTTCATGTCGAACTTCTCGCCAGCGATCGTGACTAGGTCATCAATCTCTTCCAAGGCGCGCTTCTTCAACGCCTTGAGTTCCTCATGCAGGCGGACGGCATCCTTGACGATGCCCATCACAACCATGTCGCGCATCTTGTCCTGCTCGCGGATTTCGCTTTCATGCTGCAGGCCGCCAGCGGCATTGCGCAGCCAACCTTCAGGGACTTGGATTTGCTCAGCCATGGGTTTCTTCCTCGGCTTGTTGGGTGGCGTTTTCGAGTTCGGCCTGGACGACTCGGCGGAACTCAACGATCTCGATGCTCAGCTTGTGGCCGCCGATGCTCGGATAGGCTGATGCGTAGCCGGCGCCGCGCTTGAGCAGCTCCAGGGCTTCGCGCAGGCGCCGTTCGACGGTTAGCTGTACGGCGGACTTGGCCATGGTGTTCATCAATGCACCCTCCGTTCGACGGGCTTGTTGTTCTGCTGGTACGCCGTGGCGAACCGGCCGATGCCGTTCAGCACGGTCTCGGTATCGCCGGCCAGGTAGGCTTCGCAGATTGCGGCGAGGTCATTGCCCAGGCGGTTGTTCCAGTAGATGAGGTTGGCCAGGCGCAGCGTGATTTGGGAGTTGAGCCGGCATTGCGTCTGCAGGTTCTCGTTGGCCTCCTGCAGCTCGCGCTGCAGGGATGCGATGCTTTCCTCAGGGGTCATGACGGCAGCCCCTTTGCCGGCGTCAGCCAGCAGACTTGGCAGCCGCCGAGGCGGACGCAGTTGATGTTGTGGACGCCCTTGGTGCTCCAGACCGGGCTGCGCCATTCGCTGCGGAACGATGCGGCGAGCTGATCGGAGTCCTCGGCGTTGATGAAGATCTTGGCGTCTAGCGGCGATGCGGCCTCGATGCGCACGCCCACCGCGCGCAGGCGGCGGGTCATGTCGTTGAGGGCGCGCAGCTTGTCGGCCAGTTCAGGGGTCAGCACGGTGCACATGGGCAGCGCGTGCTGGATGGAGATCTCGGCGGCGATCTTGGCGCTGAGCGGGATGACGTTGGGTGCGCGCATGGTCATGCCCCCTTGAACTCAAGATCGAGGTCGACTTGCACATCGGCATCAACCAGGCGGATGCCGCACCAGCCGAAGGGGTTGCCCTCTTCGCTGCCGCCCCAGCCTTCCTCTTCGTGTAGCGAGCGCTTAGTCCAGTGGCCTGCGTTCCAACCGTCTTTTTCGACGAAGGCGCCGCCGATTTCCAAGAAGGCGAAAACAAAGCGCTCGGCAGCCAGCTTGACTAATGCGCGGATCACATCGCCATCCGCATCGCTCAGGCGATCATCGTGACTGCTCCAGAACTCATTGATCTCGGTGGCGCGCTCTGTGGTGAGGATGTCGAGGTCAACTTCCAGTGTGATCGACCAGTCCTTCCAGTCGTCGCTCAGGGTGAATTTCTGCAGGTTGGCCATGGCTCACACCTCCGCAATGATGTCCGCCGACAGGCGGGTGGCGCCGACCAGGGCGGCCTGGTTGAAGGC